AAAGACAATTAGGTCCTCAACTGCATCCATTGTAGGGTCTATTTGATCGTCGTGCTTATGGGTCATCAGCGGAGTAAACTTACGGAACTCCTCTTTATAATCGTTGATCCAGTCCACATCAAGAGGCAAGAATATATAACCGCTAGCGAAGTATTTAACAACACCCATCGCCCTAAACACTTTGTCTGTATTACGTTGGATAGGCTCAACGGGTATCATGTAATTCTTTTTAATGGATTGTATAAGGGACGAGCCTGAACTCTTATCCTCTATTTTAACAACGGTAGCGCCAAAGGGTTTCCGTAAACTAGGCTTCCATTTGTTCCAAAACTCAACTAGCTTAGATTCCAATTCAGGCGCTTCCCACTTACCTCTAATCTGATCTAGTAGGTATACGCCCTGATTAGGTACTCGACCCCAGCATTGGAACACGCTGTAGTCGTTATGTTCCTTGGTCTTCTGCGCTGTATCCCCGTATATACGTATCATGTCCATACCCGCTGGTACGGCTTCGTAATACTTCCAGTATCGATCCTTGAACATACCTCCGCCAGCCGGGGAGGGGTTTTGCTGCATCTGACTTGAAAAAGTATAGGGGTCGCCTGTTTCAAGGGTATGCAGTTGAGTTAGGTCGTGTTTGAACGGCCATAGAGGAGCTCCAACGGGTATTTTTAGGGGTACTAGCCCAGCCATAGCCTCGGTGCTAAAAAGCATACTGTGGTCCGCCGTGGAGCGCTCTAAGGATTCCGTTTATATTTATAGGAATCCCATATGTATATTCTTCCGGGTAAGGCTTGTTAAGGGTTTCTTCTGTTAAATGCGTAGGTATCACAAGATGATGCCAATGGTCGCCCGAACCACCTTTAAGCAGAAACCCGGTAAGGTCATCTTCGTGTATCCGTTGCATAATATTAATCATAGGGACGCTCTCTACTGCTAACCGTGACCTCATTGTGTTATTGAAGCGGTTGTTAATAGCATTACGCTTTACGTTACTGTAGGCATCGTCAGGCTTGACTGGGTCATCGTTTATAAACGCCCCTGTAAACCCACTTTCCATTCGCCCTGCCCTAAAGCCGGTTATCTGTCCCCCGCTGGCGGTTGCCATCATGCCACCGCCTAACTCAGTGAACCAACGCTTCTTCCCTTTTGTGTCAGTACGAGTTTGCATAGGCCATAACTCTTGAAACTCAGGAGTCTGGACTGTTTGCTTTATCTTAGACGAGTTCTCTTGTGCCAAGTCCCCGGAGTAGGAGGTGTGTATATACTTAGATCTAGGGTTTAATGCGATACCCCGAGTTATAAAGTTGAGAACCGCTTGTTCTGTTTTGGTATAACCCGGAGCTATGTTGATTATAAGGCGATCTATCTTGCAGTCAAATACCGCTTGCAGGACATACTCAATGGCGTAATGGTGCCAGTTGCGTATCATCTTGTTACCTTCTCTCAAGGCAAAGAAGTAGCGCATGAACTGCATACCGTCGTTCTCTAGCATATGCTTTAGCATACGCTTTTCATTGTATGACCAGAGCTCTACTTCTTCAGTTAGGATTAGCTCAGAACCATTCATTGAACTTCTCCTTAAATACTTCCACCTCTTCCTCTGTTAAAGGATTATTACTTGAGTCGTACCCGCCGTTGTTACCACCGTTGGTGTCTATCTGTTTACGCTTTGCATACAGATACTCGGCTACCGTTTTAGCAGCGGTAATAGACTCCCCTAAACCGACCGGGCGATACTTATAATCAGCCAATACGATGTCTATTAGCTCGGCCCAATCCCTAGGGTCAGGGTTGCCGTCGCTAAAGTCATGTATATCTGTAACCAGTTTGTATAAGCGAGATACCTGCCTTGGGTCAGATCCATTCATCACAGATTCCAAGAACACAAGCGGATCTTTGGCTTGCCCCTTGTTTATAAGGCCTCTCAAGTCTTCTACTGTTAATGTTTGGTCGCTCATACTGCGTGTATATTAGCCCGGTTAAAGTGGGTTCAATATAAACTAATAGAAGGGAAGTGTAAATTTTAGCCAAAGAAAAACCCCGTTGCCAGATTAAGAGCAACGGGGTTTGTCTGTATTATAAGGAGGTTATTTAGGGATACGACCTCTGCCTACTGTTACTCCACAAGATGTAGTTGCTGACACTGCTCCTTTTTCCTTGATTAGAAACTCTACGGCAGAAACTACCCTCCTATAACGATTTGAGTCCAGAACATGTTTTAGGTTTCTAATACCATTCTCGGTATATATTTGAAAAACCCTGGAGCCATCGTAATATACTTCTATCTGGACAGTGCGATCTATGTTGAAAAGTGAACACTTCATAACGGTTTTCCTGTTTAAGTGTTTGCTTGACTATGAACCTAGTATACATGCTTTTTATGAGATATCCTCAGCAGCTTCCAGGGGGAACCCAAAATACTCCTCAACCAAACCAGCAAGATACCCTTCCTTAAAGTCCACAGAGTACTGACCAGAGTGTACCTTCTCACCGTTAAGGTTATAAGTGGTTAGCTTCCAGAATGCTGGTCTACCAACTACACGCTCATTATAAACCTTCTCACGGGTCATGCCGCAAGGTGTATTCATCGCGTTAGTCCTAGGTTATGAACAGGCACAAGGCGCATGGTCATCGTACAGATCCAACCTTGGTCAACCTCCTTAACAATAGCAAAGCGCGCCCAGTCCTCTGGGTAGTCAAGCATAAGTTCGTCTATCATGGCGAAGGTTGTGTCCTGGGCTAAGTTGCGCTCTAGGAGCAGATGGGTCTTCTTGTCGTAAATTCCGTAGCGCATAACTGTATTCCTGTTTTAGTGGTTTGGTGTTTTGGTTTGGTGTTACAGGTAGCAGACTTTAAACCATGTTTCACCGTAGTTATCAACGGCTCTTTTCTTAAACCTGTCGCTGTATTCCCTGAGCTCTTCGTAGGCGCTAACTACCATAACCTTGGCAACCTTATGAGCGGCGCGGTCATCTTCATCTTCATCTTCATCTTTGGCAATGACAGATAGCAACTCGGACATCGCCTTTCCACTTTGCCTAAGCTTCATAACACGTCTGGCGCTTTTCTCTATTAATTTGCAGTCTTCTAAAGTGGCACCTTTGAAAACATCAGGTGCTGCCTGTAAGCTTGTTGACATAAAGAGGACAAGTAGTACGAGTACGGCTAACTTAGGTGATTTGCTCATTTTGCTGCTTTCCTGTTTAAGTGTTTGCTTGATGATGAAACAGTTTTGCATCAGCTCAACCGGGAACGCAAACTGTTTTAGAAAATATTTCTACATTTCTTCTATGTATATGGGTTTGACCTCGTATTGTTCTTTTCCGTAAAGGTCGCAAACTCTTTTAGCCATACTGTAAGAACTGTAGACCTTTTCATTGTAGCATCTCTCCTCAACGTTAATAACCACCCAACCGATACACCTCATCACCTTGGTCACTACACCGGCTATAACTTCTTCGCGTATTTTAGCCATTGCTGCTCTCCTCTAGCCTACCTCTGGGTCACGTACCGTACCTATGTAGTCCAGTACCCGGTTGCGGTTACGAGTCAGCCACCTGCGTAAAATACTAGGGCTTTCCACATATCGCAAATGTACTGAGCCTGAAAGATAGCATCATCCAGGGCGTGATGCAATATCCCTCCGGACTTCTTACTGAAACCGCCGCGAGAGGACTCGTACATATCCTTAACAGTGCGGCAATCACGGATATTCCAAAACTTCCAGGGTATGTCTATACCATGCTGGCGGTAGGCATTCTCCAATATACCGATGTCAAAGGTAGCACCATTACCCCACACTTTAGCGTCCTTTGGCAACCAAACCGCCAGTTCCGTTAGAGTGCCTGTAAGCTCCTCTAAGCCGTTTAAGGCGTTTTGGGCTAGTGGGGTATTGGTTGACCACCATTTACGCGTCTCAGGGTCTATCAAACGGCGCTGGTCGGACCAATCTAACTCCCGGTAGAATGTTTTGCTGCTTACGTGGTTAAACCGAGGGTCAAACACTACTGCACCAATAGAAACCACGGCGCTGTCCGGCGTTATACCCATTGTCTCCAGGTCAATCATTACGTGATTAGCCTTCATAATTCCCATTCCTCGTCTTCTGTTATTTCTTCTACAAGTTTAACAAAACGAAAAGCGTTTATATTGCCGCTTAGCTTAACCCTCTTGGCCCCTAACCTTTCTATAGTCTTTGCAAAAGCTATCTTAGAGACGGGAGAAGCTTTATTAGCTGTGACTCCCAAATATGTTTCAAAATGACCATATAGCTCTGCAAGGGTTATATCGTCCAATATGCAGTTGGTTAGTTCTAAATCGCTGTTAAAGAATCTAACAACCATAGGGTCCATATAATCAGAATTGTTTTCTTTATAGAAAGATATCATCTTTTTAACAGCTATCTCAAAATCTTCATCTATATCAATAAGGATCCTATATTCCAAGCCTGTGAGTTCTTCTTTTCTTAATACGAGGGTATCCATAATTAGATCTCTTGGTTTTAATAGGGAAAATAATATTAACAGGTTTAAAGGTTGTTGTAAAACTGTTAATATTATTCCATTGGTTCTATGGTTACTAAATTTAGGTGCACATACCCTATAGTTTTTTACAAATACGGTAAAAGGCAATTTACCGATTTACAAATTTCTTACATATTACCCCCCTTGAGGTTTACTAACCATTTAACCATTTTAAGCTGATTTGGTTAAATGGTTACTTTTATTACACCAAAACACTAAAAACCGCTCTGGTTAAATGGTTATCAAATTAAGTCTCAGACAACTCCTTTTGTCCTAATGGTTACAATGGTTAGGTAAATTACAAATCCTGGTCAAAGTCATCAACAATTTCTTCCTCAATTTTGATATACCGGAAAACCTTCTTGTTAGACCTTGCACTGGTATAAATAATATCCATATCTTCCATGGCTGACCTAAACTGCTGTTTTGTTCCCATCCTCTTAAAGTTATAACTCATAGCCCAATCGCTAAATATTCTGTACGCATCACTCAACTCAACTGTATCATTATAGTCTTCGGTAACCGTCACCTGCTCACTTATAAACAGTGCAACCGGGTTAGACTCATTCAGCCAAGCTTCCTTGGCTATCTTGCACGAACTAGGCTCCAAGAACTTGGTACGCGCCCTTAACCTTTGCAAACCCGCCAGCGCC